AATCTGGCCCGCTTGAGTTCGTACTTTTGGCGTTTAGGCCTAGGCACGAAGAAAGCCTCAAGCCCCTCAGAGGAAATATACCCACCGCAAGCCAAAGGCATCAGAAAGTGTTCGTCTACAAAACGGACCCTCTGTTGTTTCGGCTTAAGATAAGCATATTTCCTCGTCACCTGGGAGCACAGAATCCCTTGGTCGGGATTCAGCCATTCAGGCACGAAGAGCGGCCTATTCCATAGTAGCGACTTGAGATACTCGAAAGATCTATTCGGCCAGAAGTTATTCCGACCGGACCATTCGAGCAGTTGATTGATCGCTACGTAGATATCGCTATCGCTGCGAAGGTTTCTCACATAAAACGGTGTTATATCCGTTCCATTGTGATAATCCCCACCGCAGCTTTCGCGAAATGGGCCTTCACTGTAAGACTTATCGTGGTTCACGACAAGTCCGGCTTGGGTTAGTAACTCACACAGCTCTGCGTACTCTTCGACGGGGACAATGATGTCGTCGCCGAAGACCGCCGTTGAGGACCAATCAATATAAAGCATTGGTCCGCGGCGTTGTGCGCGCATAGCGTATATGAGTGAAGTGAGCATGAGAGTCATGAGGGGGAATGTGAATCCGTTCCCCATGGTGCTGATCATGTTCAATTCTACTAACTTACCCTGGATCATGATTTGTGGACTCCTCAAATTCATAAGGAGATCAAACCACGGAGCAGGCATCAAGCTCCGGACAAGGTCGATTGAGAACATATCGGATGCGGAACTCAGGTCGATGGTAGCAAGGCTACCATCTATTGAACCGCGAAGTGCAAGAGCCTTATTCAGGGGCTGCTGCTTTGATATGTCTAAACCGATATAGCGCAAAGTTCCCTCAAGGTATATGCCCGCAGCAAGCTGCAGACACATGTTCCCCATGGGTTCGATCGCTATCGTCCGTACGGTGTCTTCGTTCTTGGGTACTGTCGTCAGTCTCGAACCGTAGATTGGAGCGATCCCTAACCTCTTCTTTTTCCAGTCAATGGATGAGAAGTAAGGATTGGAAGCTCTTAGTCGACGTACATACGGCTCACACAGAGGGGTACATGTCATCTCCTGTCCGATCTTCTGGGCAGCATGTGTACCCTTAACGCCATTACTAGCGCCAGGGCCAAACTTCCAGTTATCGTATAGAAATGACGAGTCAAGAGTGACCTGAATATTAAGGTCGTTCAGCGTCGTGGTGAAACGTTCAAGCATAACAGTTATGAAATGCTTGGCGTCTCGCACTATCTGATCAGGCAGCTTATGCTTGAACCCAGACAAACTTTCGTTTATCGAAAGGAACTTCGCAATCGCCACTTTCTCTAGACTCTGGTTGACAAAACCCGCACGCTTGCGCATGCGCTGTACCAGCCTATCTCGGGACTCAGGTAGAACCCCAAGGGAAGACTTGACCTCATCTGACAGGGTGTTGAAGAAGGCGTCGAGCCTATCTTCATTAGCCCGGTTACTCATAGGACAACTCCTAATGACTAGTGTGTAGAACGCTCCTGAGAGCACCTAGTTGATGACTACTCAGAATAGCCAACCTCAGTCCAATAAAGGATAAAGTCGGAGAGGCAACGCGGACACGCGTCTCGGGTTAAATCACACCCGAG